ATTATAATATGGTCTATTAGCATATAAAAATGCCAGCCAAAAACTAAGCATAGTATCAATAGTGGCAATTTTAACACTGTATCCCCCTTCATTTACAATATTATAACTGTGACACGCCAGTGGTTCATATATAAATACTATGGTATCGTTACCAACTTTAATTTCATAATGTGGCGCAATAATTTCTCCAATACCCGGTCTTTTAATAATCTTCACATTTTTTACATTTATATCTGATAATCTTTCTTTAATTATTTGAGCGGTAAGCATAGGTTCTTCAGATAATACATCAAAATCGGGTATTTTTTTTAATTTATGTTGCAAATTTTTAGGCATATATTGAGAATACATTGATAAAGCATTACCTCCAAAAAACACAACTCCTTGATCAATTAATGTGTGTTTGACATTTTCATAAATGTTGTCGGAATTATCTGTATCGGCCATTTCACGTTGAAAATTAATGGTTGAACATTGATTCGCTGATAACGGATAGTTTTTATTTAATAATGTCAATCTTTTTAATACTTTTTCCCAACGACTTGTATCTCCAGCAGGTCGAGATAATTCCAAAAACATATTCATACGCAGTAAATTTGGCGGTGAATGTAGTATCCCAGCAACCTTTATTGCTTCTTTTTTTATAGCAATAAATAATTCCTTTGGAATTTGAGTTATGTCAGCTACAGGAATAAAATTTACATATACTTTATATGTCCCGTGATGTTGACCAGATTTTGCCTCAACTTCTTGAAACCCCGTTGAAACATATATATCAACCAATTCTTTTGCGTCATTTAACGCATCAAAACTATAAAAATCATAATCGGGTATTTCAAGATCTTTATTATAGAATTGGTCTTGTTTTGGTAATACCGAATTTATGCTAATTCCTCCATAACAAATTAATTGTTTTTTTCTTAAAAAATTTTCAACAATTGAAATAATATTTTTAATCTCAGGTGAATTAGCTGTTTTTCTTCCTTGTCGTTCTTCGGCTTTATCGACTGCTGCTCTTAATATAGCTAATTCACAATCATTAAATGTCATTTTTTTATCACATACGTATTTCATATATATTATATATATTTAAAAATATATATTTAAAAACTTTTTCTAATATATATTTTGGCTATACATTTTTAAAGGTATATATTTGTCTATACATTTTCAAATGTCTATAAATTTTGGCTATACCTTTTTAAAGGTGTAAATTTTGGCTATACCTTTTTAAAGGTGTAAATTTTGGCTATACCTTTTTTTAAAAGGTATATTTAGATATTAAACTTATAAAAATCGGATTGCACAGTTCGTTCAGCAAAAGCTAATTCGGGGTTTTGTGGAGGAGGTAATGGAATAGTTTCCGGAATATAACGTAAATGTATAGGTTTTAAAACAAATGCATATCCATTATTATCAAAAAACATATTATTTTCCTCAATATTAACATCTAACTCTGAATATCTCATTGCTAAAAGTTGGCATCCCAATTCCCGCATAACAATTGCACTTGGATTTTCAGGATCGGAACCTTTATCGGGGATTCCAATTGTCATATTTTGTTTATTATAATTAACCATTTCCTCCGTAGATGGAGGATATCTAATCTCATAATAATGATATAATCTCATAAAAACAGATTTACTTGTCATATTAATAAATTTATAAAACTCTGGACATTCTAAAACTGCTGAATTATTTTTTTCAACAATAATAACAACTTTACCCATTAGATTTCTTAATTCAACATCACCAAAGTTTTGACCTTGATATTCAGAATCATATTCTTTACCTAATAAAATTGAATTATAATTTTCTAAGAGTAAAGCAAAATTTTGATACATTGTTTGATTTGTACTTTTAATACGAAGATGAATAATTATTGGATCTGCAGAATTAGGAGCAGTTGATGTTGAAAAAGCATAGTCACGAATAACATTCATTGCATTAACAAAATCAATATAATTAAATGTTTCTTTAATATAAAAACTATCACTTGTTGAAGTTGCTATAACAGGTTGATCATCTATAGAAAAAATTTCGAAATCGAGACATCTAACACCCTGTTTTAATAAATCTTTCATAATACAAAGATCGACAAAATCGTTTTTATAATTTCCTCCACTACAACAATTATAAGCTGACTTAATATAATAATCTTTAAATGTATAATTAAATTTTTCATTATTATCTATTGATCTGATTTTTCCATTTAGATTACCATAAATAGAATCCATAACATTACAATTTCGACCTCTTAATCGAATATAAGAAAAAATAATTAAAAGCATAATTATAACAAATATAAATGTGATAATACTAATTAATAATGGCTCATAAAGATTTGTTTTTAATTGGGAAAGTGAATTCATCGTTTTTTTTATAGTTTCTGAAGTGGTCATATAATATATATACTTTTTATAATAAAATAAATAAAAAGTATAGCGAAATAATTTATAAATATTTTACAAATACTAAAAACAAATAAATTATATAATGACGAATAAGTAATTAAATAAATATATATATATATTATTATAGCATAAAAATGCCTGGTGGACTTTTACAATTAGTTAGTCAAGGACAACAAAATATAATACTTAACGGAAATCCAACTAAATCGTTTTTTAAATCAACTTTTCATCAATATACTAATTTTGGCCTTCAGAAATTCAGAGTAGATTATGAAGGATCTAAAACACTACGATTAACAGAAGAATCCAGTTTAACATTTAAAATACCTAGATATGCTGATCTTTTAATGGATTGCTACATATCTGTTGCTTTACCAAATATTTGGAGCCCTATTCTTCCACCCCAACAAATTACTGAACAAACCACCTCACAGGGACTAGGAAATATCGAACAATGGGCTCCATATGAGTTTAAATGGATAGAAAATATTGGCGCCAAAATGATTTCAAAAATTAGTATAACTTGCGGAAATTTTACATTACAAGAATATTCCGGTGATTATTTATTGGCTTCTGTTCAACGCGATTTTAATTTTGATAAAAAAGAATTATTTAATAAAATGACCGGTCAAGTTCCCGAACTAACAGATCCCGCTAATTCAAATTCTCGTGTTAACTCATATCCAAATGCTTATTTTACAGGAGATTTAGCCGGCTCAGAACCTTCTATAAGAGGCCGAATTTTATACATACCATTAAATAGTTGGTTTGGATTAAAATCACAAATGGCATTTCCTTTAACATCCCTTCAATACAATGAATTACATATAAATATTACATTTAGACCAATTAATCAATTATTTACTATTCGTGATGTATTTGATGCTACTAATAACTATCCAAATGTATCTCCTAATTTTAATTTATGGTATATGCAATTTTATCGCTTTTTACAACCTCCCCCCGATGTTGTTATTGATATTAACTCATATTCTGATCAGAGAACATTATGGAATTCTGACGTCCATTTAAATTGTACTTATTGTTTTTTATCGAATGATGAACAACGATTATTTGCAGTTAATGAACAAAAATATTTAATTAAACAGGTTTATGAAAGAATAATTCCAAATGTTACTGGACCAAATAAAGTACAATTGGATTCATTAGGTATGGTTTCCAATTGGTTGTTTTATTTTCAACGTAGTGATGCTAATTTAAGAAACGAATGGTCCAATTACACAAATTGGCCATATAATTATTTACCGTTGAATGTAACACAAGCTCCCACCTCAGGAAGTTATACTATTTATAGAACAATAAATGGAATATTAACTCCAGTAAATATTGGCCCCGGTGTAAATCCAGATGGAACACTAACAGGTATTGTAATTAATCAAGCATATAATCCTCAGAATGATAAATTAATATTAATTGCTATGGGAATCTTATTGGACGGCTCTTACAGAGAAAATATACAACCAGCCGGAGTTTTCGATTTTATTGAAAAATATATAAGAACTACTGGTAATGCCCCATCTGGATTATATTGTTATAATTTTAGTCTTCATTCAAATAATACCGATTTACAACCATCGGGTGCTATAAATATGAGCCGGTTTAATCAAATTGAATTAGAATTTACAACCATTATTCCTCCATTAGACCCATTCGCACAAAGTTTGACTATTTGTGACCCGGAAACGGGTTCAATCATAGGAATTAATAAATCGTCATGGAGGATATACGATTATAATTTTGATTTACATCTGTTCGAAGAAAGAATAAATATGGTACATTTTATTGGGGGTAATGTTGGTTTAACTTATGCTACTTAAAAAGGCTCGCATTTGACGCGGGTGGTGTCGTCTCATAAAATAGTCCTGTTGCTGATATGGTTGTAGGATATTTTGTTTCAAATGATGTTATATTTGTATTTGTATCCGTTGTTGTATCTGTATTATACTTATCCGCAATACCTCTTTTTTTATTATACAATTCTAATCCTTTATTAAACGAATCAGTCCACTGATCCAACCCTTCGTATGGTCTCCTTATTTGAGCATCTTTTGAATCTGGATATATTTGCGCAAAATTAACATTATGATTATTATAACCTGTAGTTAATGGACTATGTTGTAATCCTTTACCAGCTCCATCATATGGGTCTACATCCTTTGTTTGACACTCTGTTTGTTTTGTAGGTCCAGGATTACAACCTTGACAATCTATATCAGACGTACACTGTTCTTTTGTTAGTAAACATTTAGCATTTGGTCCACAAAAATTCTTACAACTAACAGGATCATTAATAGGTAAGTTAACAGAGTGACTATATTGAGGTGAATTCAAATCATTATAATTTATTTGAGCATCTTCCGGATAAGGTATTACTTGTTGCGAATATTTTTCAAAGTCTGTTAGTCCCTCTTTAAAACTGCTACAAACTGAAGAACCATATTTTATGATAAACCTAAATAAAAATAAACATAAAAATATATATATTATTGTATATTTAAAATCGAGTGCCATATATACAATTTAGATTTTATTTATATTTAAAGCAAATAAAATTTTGAAGAAAATAAATAAGTATTATAATAATTTAATATATATTTATTATAACTAATGTCAACAACTGAAGATACTAGCGCTATTGATGAAAAGAAACACGAAGAAACAACCACTTCAATTACTTCTGCTGATTTTAAAAATTTTATTATAAATTATTTATTAAGTATTATTTTTACTATTGGAATAACTATTTTTGTTATTGGAACATTTGGATTATATACAACCAAGGTTGCTCAAGCAAATATTTTACCTGATAATATTGAATTAGCACCTTATACCGTTTTTGATCGAATAGTTAAAGATGAACCAATTGATATAAATATTATGAGACCATCTTTTTTTTCTGAAAGTAAAGATACATTATCACAAAAAGCTACTTTTAATTCTCAAGAATATTTAGACAGTTTTAATAAGAGTTTTTTATGTTCTTTAAAAAAAAACGCTAATGATCCTAAGGGAGGTTTGTCAGCAAGTGCTTCATTATTTTTCTCTTCTGTTTATGATAATATTGTTGCTAAAAACTTTCTTGCGATAAATACTATTTTTTATTATTTAAGTTACCTTCCTGAGTCAGCTATTATGTTTATTTATGGATTTTTTGGAATATTTTTATGGATGGCATTATATTTTTTTAATGTTTGTATTAGCATTT